CAATTTAAGTGCAAGTCAAGCACAAGAACTGTTAAAAACTACATTAGAAAATAACAGAACAGCAATTGATACAGAATTACAAAATGTAACTAGAACATTTGGTGTTGCTCCTCAAGGAGTTATCACCGAAGGTGAACAATTAGGCGCAGCAATTTTAGCCATAACAACTTTAATGAATGCAGCTGAGGCAGAAGTGCCAGCAGTAATCGGTGGCGGAGAAGATAGCGAACTAAACAAAGCCTTAGGAAATATGGAAAAAACCATAAACACAGTACAAAGCGAAATTCAGCAAAGTTTAATTACTATGACTGAAGGATTGTCACCAGTGTTAAACAAATTTGCCGACGGCGTTGATACTATTGTAACTGCTATCGGTGACGGAAAACGAGGTATCGAATCCTTGTTTGCTGGCGAAGAAGTTAGTATGCAAAATATGTTGCAAAAATTAGAAGATTCTCTTACAGCAGCTATCACTAGAGGATTTAACAATGTACTAGGAAATACTAATTTAGGCAAAGCATTTGGATTTAAAGACGATGAAGCACAGCTCAAAGAATTACAACGACTTACAACTGTTCTTAACAACAAAGATACTCCTCTTGCTGGCTATTATAATCAATATATTGACTACGATGAAATAAGAAAAAAAATCAAAGAACTCGAAGCGCAAGGTTATAGCTTAGACAAAATAAATTACACACCAGATCAAGGTTCTTCAACTGAAAACCCAGAAATTGAAATAAAGGCTGCACTTGATTCGTTTGAAGCGCAAGGTTATGGAACACAAAAAATAGATCTTGAACTTCTAAAGGCTTCACTCCAATCATTGGAAATGCAAGGTTATGGAACACAAAAAATAGATCTTGAACCGTTAACGGCTGCAATACAATCATTAGAATCGCAAGGTTATGGAACACAAAAAATAGATCTTGAACCGTTAACGGCTGCAATACAATCATTAGAATCGCAAGGTTATGGAGTACAACAAGTAAACTTTAGTACAGACCCTAACTTTCCGAAAAGCAATTCTACAATGGCTGCTAATAACACGGAACCTACAGATCCACAATTTGCCGATCTAAAAGTAAGTTTAGACGAAAGTAAAAGCTTATCAGATCTTGTCCAATTGAATAGAAATATGTTACAATACTTAGAGAACGCAAGCCGTAGATTAGATGAAATGCAGTCGTCAATGTCACAAGCTAATATGATTAATAGAAGTAGCAGGATGATAAGTGCATAAAAGTAGCATAAATATCTACTACAAACATTTGGATAAAACAAACAATGTCTTATAAGAAACATTTTAAAACTAATACAAGCGGTTCAATGAGCCCAATTAGCGGTGCAAGCGGTAATAATAATTACAGCGCAGATTTTGGCTATAGAAATTGGGGAAGTAGTTTGCCTGATGTTTATACAGGGCATCCTAACAGAATTGAACGCTACAATCAGTACGAAAGCATGGATCAGGATCCTGAAATTAATGGTGCATTAGATACTATTGCAGAATTTGCAACACAAGAAAGTGTTGATACAGGCACAGCAATAACAGTGAAATATCATCAGAGTGAACAGGTAACTGATACTGAAAATGAAATTATTACATCACAGTTAAAACAATGGTATAACTTGCAAGACTTTGATAAACGTATTCATAAACTTTTTAGAAATGTTTGCAAATACGGTGACCAAATCTTTGTTCGCGATCCAGAAACATTTCAATTATTTTGGGCAGATATGCACAAAGTAACTAAAGTAGTTGTTAACGAAAGCCAAGGTAAAAAACCCGAACAGTATTTTATTAAAGACTTAGGTCCTAATTTTCAAAATCTTACAGCAACAACACCTACTACTACAGACACTTATCAAGCAGGTCCAAGTGTCGGCGGCAGCGGCGGTGATTATAGTATGCCTAATCAAGGGTATACTGGCGGTAATAGATTTAGTACAGATGTTAACGAAGGTGCTTATGATGCAGAACATATTGTACATTTTAGTTTAACAGAGGGTTTAGATACAAATTGGCCTTTTGGTGTTAGTATGCTAGAAACTGTGTTTAAAACATTTAAACAAAAAGAACTACTTGAAGATGCTATTTTAATCTATCGTGTACAACGTGCACCGGAACGTAGAGTATTCTATATTGATGTTGGTAACATGCCTAGTCACATTGCTATGCAGTTTGTTGAGCGTGTAAAAAATGAAATACATCAAAGACGTATTCCTACACAAAGTGGTGGAGGTACAAGTATGATGGATAGTACATACAATCCTTTGTCAATTAACGAAGATTATTTCTTTCCTCAAACAGCAGAAGGGCGAGGTTCTAAAGTAGAAACATTACCAGGCGGCGAAAACTTAGGTCAAATTGACGATTTAAAATATTTTAATAATAAACTATTACGTGGATTGCGTGTTCCTAGTAGTTATTTGCCAAGCGGACCGGAAGATGGATCTCAAAGTTACGGCGACGGTCGTGTCACTACAGCATTAATTCAAGAATTTAGATTCAATCAGTACCTGAAGCGTATGCAGAATTTAATTGCTAGCACACTGGATAGAGAGTTTAAAACATTTATGTCCTGGAGAGGCTTTAATATTGATAATAGTATCTTTGAATTGAAACTCTCAGAACCAATGAACTTTGCAGGATATAGAGAAGTAGAACTAGACAGTAGTCGTATCAATACTTTTACAGCAATTTCTGGAACAGAGTATATGAGTAAAAGATTTATGCTTAAAAAGTATTTAGGATTGTCTGATGTTGAAATCATGGAAAATGAAAAAATGTGGTTCGAAGAACAAGGTGAATCATCGAATTCAAATGATTTTTCAAGTAGTGAACTTAGAAATATTGGTATTAGCTCCGGCGATATCGGAGGCGATTTAGATAACTTAGATGATCTTGAATCTACAGAAAATGACAATGATGAGGTTGATTTGGATATTGACACCGACTCAGGCGATGATTTGCCAGGAACAGTATAAATAGTATTGGAGATAGTAAAATGAATCTTTATGAATTTTTTAATGTAGATTACAAATCGTATCAAGATAAAGAGGATGACAATAGTCGTTTGGATTTGTCTGATACTCGAAAAACAAGACTCACGTTACGCCAAATACAAAAACTAAGACTTATGAATGATATTCGAGAAGTTGAACAAAAAAACGAAATTGACAGATTGAATAAAATTTATGGGGGGACTACTGGTTAATAATATTTTTCTTTCTTTCTATAAATTTTTTGTAAAATTTTCATAAAGTAGCATATTTTTCTAAACAAACTTGAATAAGTATCTTTGTTAACTTAAAAACGTCTAAAAAACACGCCTTTTACTCTACATTATAATATATGTGTTAAATACTCTATAGTCCCACAGTGGAATAGGAGTATAAGCCAATGACAAAATTTGAACAACTTGTTGAATTTATCATCAATGAGGATGAAGACAAGGCACAAGAACTTTTTCACGAAATCGTAGTTGAGAAGAGTCGCGAAATTTATAACGACTTAGTCAACGAAGATATCGAAGAAGATCAAACTGACAGCTTTGTTTCGGACATTGAAGCAGACGAAGAAGGCATGGATGTTAACGTCGAAGAAGACGATGACGAAGATGACATGGAAGCAGATATGGACGACGAAGAAATGGAAGCTGACCATGAAGAAATGGAAGACCGTATTGTTGATTTAGAATCAGCATTAGACGATCTAAAAGCCGAATTTGATGCAATGCAAGACATGGAGCCAGAAGCACCAGAAGCACCAGAAATGGATGCAATGGATGCAGATGACGAAATGGAAGAAGATTTTGCGTTTGAATCAGACGACAGTGAAGCTGACGAAGAAGAAGAAGAAATTGTTCGTGAGTACACAGAAAAAGTTGCAGCACCAGTAGGCGGCAGCGACGACAACGCAAACTCAACTGTTGCAGGTAAAAATGATATGGGCGGCACAGCCGGTAACATTGCACAAGGCGGCGACGAAGCAGGCGGTAAAGTTGCAGCACCAAAAACAAATGATGCTGGAAACAAAAACAAGCCAGGTGCAAAGCAAAACTTAGAAAAAGCGCCAGCACCTAAGAAAGGCGAGTAATAATGGTAACCCTAGTAGAGCAACTAACACCTAGTCAAGCAAACATTGTTAAAGAATCAAGCGAAGATGGTAAAAGCCTCTATATGAAGGGTATTTGTATTCAAGGCGGAGTTAAAAATGCTAACCAGCGTGTTTATCCTGTATCTGAAATTCAAACTGCTATTAAAACAATAAACGAACAAGTTACTGGGGGATTCAGCGTCTTAGGAGAAGTTGATCACCCAAGTAACTTGCGTATTAATCTCGATCGTGTTAGTCACATGATTGAAAATATGTGGATGGACGGTCCTAATGGATTTGGCAAACTTAAGATTTTACCAACACCAATGGGAAAATTAGTCGAAACAATGCTCGACAGCGGAGTTAGATTAGGCGTCAGTAGCAGAGGCAGCGGCGAAGTTAACGAAAGTAATGGAGAAGTTAAAAACTTTGAAATTGTTACTGTTGATGTAGTTGCACAGCCAAGTGCGCCTGAGGCATATCCTCATGCTATCTATGAAGGTTTAATGAATATGAACGGTGGTCAAACATTGTTCAATTTAGCCGGAGAAGCAACTCAAGACCAAAAGGTCCAGAAATACCTAACTGAGTCAATTAAAAAACTCATCAATGAATTAAAACTGTAACATACAGGAGAAGCAAATAATGTTTAATGCTATTAAACCATTAATCGATAACGGTTTGTTAAATGAAGAAGCACAAGCGCAAATTGAAGAAGCGTGGAATGCTAAAGTAGAAGAAGTTCGCGAACAAGCGGAAACTGATCTGCGTTCTGAGTTTGCAACACGTTACGAACATGATAAAGCAAAAATAGTTGAAACTTTAGATCGTATGGTAACTGAAAGTCTTACAAGTCAAGTTCAAGAAATTGCTAACGAAAAATCAGCAATTGCAAATGACCGTGCAACTGCAATGGTTAAAATGAACGAGACAGCAGCACAATTTGAAAAGTTCCTAACACATGTGTTAGCAAAAGAACTTAAAGAATTTAAAGAAGACCGTAAAGCAAACAAAGCAGCACTCGCAAAACTAGAGTCATTTGTTGCTGAAGGTCTAAAAGCAGAACTAGTTGAGTTTAACGAAGATAAACAAGATCTTATCAATACAAAAGTTAAACTAGTATCAGAAGCAAACAACAAGTTTAATGCACTGAAAAAAGACTTCATTACTCGTAGCGGAGATGCTATTAGTAGTGCAGTTAATCACACTTTAAAAGCAGAAATTAGCCAATTAAAAGAAGATATTGCTGATGCACAGAAAAACAACTTTGGACGCAAGTTGTTTGAAGCATTTGCAAGTGAATTTTCTGCAACTCATTTAAATGAGAATGCAGAAATGCGTTCTCTAAAATCACAGATTGAAGAGATGCAAAAACTACTAGAGACTTCAAAAGCAAATGCTGAATCAGCACAAGCAATTGTTGAATCAAAAAATCAAGAAATTAAGGCAATTAACGAAAGTGTTGCTAGAAACAATAAAATCAATGAACTAATGGCACCATTATCAAAAGACAAAGCATCATTGATGATGTCTTTACTAGAAGGTGTTGAAACATCAAAACTTAAATCACAGTATGACAAATATCTACCGGCTGTTATGACAGGCAAAGATAAAGTGTTAACTGAATCAACCAAATCAGTAACAAACGTTATTAGCGAAGTTACTGGAGACAGACAAGCCAAGGCCCAAGAAGGTTCGTTAGATGATACAGTTAGTAACATCTATGACATCAAGCGTTTGGCAGGTTTATAAGAGAAAAAGGAAATAAAAAAATGAGTAACAAGCTCTTAGAAGAAAGCCGCTGGGGAGAAACCAAAGACGCCCTACTTGAGGGTCTAAATGGTTCAAAGCGCACAACAATGGGTGCAATTCTAGAAAACACTCGCAAAGCACTTAACGAATCTGCATCTGCAGGCGCAACATCTGCAGGTAACGTAGCAACACTTAACCGTGTTATCCTGCCAGTTATCCGTCGTGTTATGCCAACAGTTATTGCTAACGAAATCGTTGGTGTTCAGCCAATGCAAGGTCCTGTAAGTCAAATTCACACACTACGTGTACGTTATGCAGATAACTTTACATCAAGTGCAGCAGGAGCACCAGGCACAGACGCATCAGCAGGCGACGAAGCATTGTCACCATTCCGCATTGCGCAAGGTTATTCGGGTCGTGCACCTGGTGTAACTAGTACAGACGGCAAAGCCGGTGGTACAAGTGCAATGGAAGGTTCTGCAGGTAACCGTATCAGTGTTCAAATCCTAAAGCAAGCAGTTGAAGCAAAAACACGTAAGCTATCAGCACGTTGGACATTTGAAGCAGCACAAGATGCACAAAGTATGCATGGTCTAGATGTTGAAGCAGAAATCATGGCAGCACTTGCTCAAGAGATTACTGCTGAAATCGATCAAGAGATCCTATACAGTCTACGTGCTCTAGCAGCAACAGAAGAAACATTCAACCAAAACGCAGTAAGTGGCACAGCAACATTTGTTGGCGACGAGCATGCTGCACTAGCAGTTCTAGTTAACCGTGTTGCAAACAAAATTGCACAGCGCACACGCCGCGGCGCAGGTAACTGGGCAGTTGTTTCTCCACAAGCACTAACAGTCCTACAGTCTGCAACAACAAGTGCATTTGCACGTTCAACTGAAGGTACATTTGAAGCACCAACAAATACAAAATTCGTTGGTACATTAAATGGCGCAATGCGCATCTATGTTGACTCATATGCAGCAGACGATACAGCAGTACTAGTTGGCTACAAAGGTTCAAGTGAAGCAGACGCAGCCGCGTTCTACTGCCCATACGTACCTCTGATGTCAAGTGGTGTTGTTCTAGACCCAGCAACACTAGAGCCAGTAGTTGGCTTTATGACTCGTTATGGTTATGTAGAACTAACAAACACAGCGTCATCTTTGGGTAACGCTGGTGACTATCTAGGTGAAGTTGCAATTAGTAACGTTTCATTCTCGTAATAGTTATTAACATACTATAGAAAATAGCACCTTCGGGTGCTATTTTTTTGACTTTTTTGAATAAATATATTTACACAAGGAGTGTTTATGGGGAACACCATCCCCGTAGCCCTAGAACGGCAAATTAACAGGAGAAACAAAATGGGTAGACCAATTAACAAAAGATTCCTAGGCGAACCGACTGCGGCAGGTAACGAAATTAAAGTACAATTTAATGATGGCACAGGTTCAATGCCAGGTTACATCGTTAAGCAAAAAGCATCAAAGCGTTTTGAATGTTCAAACGCTGGCGGCACAAAAACTGATATTTGTTTACTAGTAGACAAAGCAAGTGCTTCTTTGCTAGCAGGCGAAATGTCAATTACTGTTGACGACAATGGTACTCCACGCCGTGTTACAAAAATTGCAAGTCGTGTTGTTGTTATGAACAACGGCGTACGCCAAGCATGGGACTTTACAGGTACTGGCGCTGTAGTTGAAATGGAAGAAGCAGGCACAGGCGTTGGCGCAGGTGTTGATGTAACACTTGGTACAGATGATGACGTACTAACAGGCGCAGATGATATCGAAGGCGATGATTAATCAATATAAAAATTGATTTTTTTAAAGTTACAGCATATAATAAGTATGCTGTAACTTTTCTTATTTTATAGTAAAAAACAGTTTCTTTCAAAGGTAAATACAGTATCATGGCAGAAGTAAAAAAGATAAACGACCAATATACAATTAGTGCTCCGACAATTATTATTGACGGTAACTTAACAGTAAGTGGTTCAACAACTAGTGTTGAAACTACAAACTCAGTTATCTCTGATAATACAATTGTTTTAAACGAAGGCGAAAATGGCGCAGGCGTAACAGCAGGCACATCAGGAATCGAAATTGATAGAAACTCTTTAGATAATGCAACATTCTTATTTAACGAAGCAGATCGTGCGTGGGAACACAAAATTGGATCGATCTTTAGTATTACTAGAGGATTAGATCCCGATGGTCCAAATGATTATGCAACTAAAAACTATGTAGATTCTAATGCTGGCGGCGCAGCAGGCACTGTAGCAGGTAGTAACACTGAAATTCAGTTTAACGACAATAACGCATTTGGTGCAAGTTCAAATTTAATATGGGATGGATCTCAACTTAGTGTTACTGGAGATATTTCGGTATCGTCAACTATTATAGCAATTGATCTTGAAGCATCAGGGTTTGTTGAATTAGCTGATTATAGCGGCGCAGTGCCAGCAGCAGAAGCAGGAAAAACTAAATTATATGCAGATACCCCAGGACCTGGGGGTTCGGGTTTGTTTTTTCAAAATATCTCAGACAGTGACGAACTAATAAGTAGACGTAAAGCAATTGTCTATGGTATAATTTTTTAAAGGATATTTAAATGTCAATAACACAAACCACAGTAGGTACATCAGCAACAACACTTTATACTAGTACTGGACAAAGTGCAACCTCGGTAATCTATTTTATGAACGATCATAGTGCTGATGTAACAGTACAGTTACATGTTGTTCCAAACGGTGGAACACTTGGCGCAAGCAATAAAATTGTAAAAGACTTATTAATTACAGCAGCTGATACAT